ATCAACCGTGAGGTTGTTAGAACTGTATACAGAGGTGCAAAACCTGGTGCTCAAGCTAACGTAGCTAACGCTGGTGTGTTTGACTTAGACGTAGACAGTAATGGTAGATGGTCAGTTGAGAAATTCAAGGGACTATTATTCCAGATCGAAAGAGATGCCAACGCAATCGCACAGGAAACTCGTAGAGGAAAGGGTAACATCATCATCACTAGTGCTGATGTAGCTTCTGCTCTTGCTATGAGTGGCGTACTTGACTACGACTCAGGTATCAATGGTGCTGTTGGTGGAATTGGCGAAGTCGATGACACAGGAAACACATTCGTAGGTACACTTAACGGACGTTTCAAAGTATACATTGACCCATATTCAGCTAACGTAAGTTCTGATCAGTACTACGTTGTTGGATACAAAGGTTCTAATGCATACGATGCAGGACTATTCTATTGTCCTTACGTTCCTCTCCAAATGTACAGAGCGATTGGTCAGGATACATTCCAACCACGTATCGGGTTTAAGACTCGTTATGGAATGGTTCTTAACCCATTTGCTAAGGGACTTGCTGCTCTATCTGATTCAGATCCACAAGCTGCAGGTAACCTCAACGCTAACGCTTACTACAGAAGAGTTAAGGTTGCAAACCTAATGTAATATCGTGTTACATACACCTCAGAGAGACCCTTGATGGGTCTCTTTTTTTATGTTACAATAAATATATCATGATCAGAGAACTCGTAAAACCAGAACATCAACTATTTCATCATCGTATTGATTCGTGCAGCTATAAATTAGATCGTCAGTTTTTATCCAATACGTTAGTTGAAAATATGATACATTACAAAGGTATTGGTATATCAGCAAATCAAATTGGTATATGGGAAAGAGCCTTTGCAATGATAAGAGATTTAGAACATAATGAAATCATAGTATGTTTCAATCCTCGTATCATTAAATCATATACAGAAGAAGTTGAAATGGAAGAAGGTTGTTTATCATATCCAGATGTTTTCTTAAAGGTTAAAAGGCCAGATAAAATTGTAGTCAAGTATGAAGATGTTGATAAAAAAACACATAAAATGAAGTTGTCTGGTCTAGCTTCCAGAGTATTTCAACATGAATATGACCATATGGAAGGTATAGACTTCACTCAGAGAACTAAAAATATTGTCTAGGTATAAACTAGTAGGCATTTCTTTTTGTTAAAATGTAACCGTAAATACAGTGTGGATTCGCATACATAATAGTAGGATTGGAGGAAAGAAAATGAAACCTTCTCTCTATATGATGGTGTAAAATAACGGAGGCTTTTATGCACAACAGAGTTTCGCATAACCAGTTAGCTGGTTGGAGTATGACCGATAACAACAGTAATTTAGAAATAAACAAGATCGACGATTACTTCGACTGCCTGATAGAATGTGCAGACTTACCCAATGCGTGTAGACGCATATGTAAAAACGTATTCGATTAAAACAATGCACTAAAGATATGGAAGGGGTCTAAATAATATTAGACCCTTTTTTTATGCATGGATGCCATCACAGGTTTTGTTGATGAGTATTTGAGTACGTTCGATCCTCGCGAAATAATAAAACCACAAGGTTGGAATAGAAATTTCTTTGGTGTACCTAACTTTAATAGAAAGGTTATGTACAAGGAAGGGCAGTATCAAGTTGAGTGTTTGGACTGGCCACCACATGCTATCATCCCAGAGCATCGACATCCAGACATCGACAGTTATGAAGTATACATACGTGGCAAGATAAGTTTTAGTCATGGTGGTTACTGGATAGACAATCACCCAGAGCAACAGAAGATATGTAAAATGCGACACGATTTTTTTACCCTTCGTGTTTACCATGATGATATACATGGTGCATTCATGGGGGATGGTAGATCCATATTCATGTCAGTGCAGCATTGGCAGAACGGTGTTAAACCTAGTACAGTAGGTGAGAACTATGTTGGTGAATACAACATTGATGATGTGGAAGGACAGAGTACCAGAGGTAAGAATGCTGAGTTGACATGGATAGATGCTGCACATAACGAAACAAGTAAACCAGATTTCAGAAACTTCAGATTTAGTATCCACGACAAGATAAGAGATCCGAACGTTTTCTGGCTTGGATAAATACTACGGAGACCTGTGTGAACTAATGGAACCAAATCTTTTTTCTCCTAATAATCAAAACTTTCTATCACCAATAGGTTTTAAATTTATTCTTGGTAGGACACCTAACGTGGACTATTTTTGTCAGTCTGCATCCATACCTCAAGTGGAGATAGGCGTAAGGGAGATAACCACACCAGTCAAAGAGTACTCTTTACCTGGCGATAAGATGACCTTCGGTGATCTTAACCTAAGGTTCTTAGTCAATGAAGACTTGGATAATTACTATGAAATTTACAAATGGTTAAAGGGTCTTACTAACCCCAAGCACCAAAAGAATTTTGCAACGTATATTGCCAGTGTGGATGAGAAGGGTAGACCAGAAGAGTTTGATAGGATGATGAGTGATGCTCGTTTGCTTATACTTAATAGCAATTACAATACGATATCTAATATCAATTTCTTTAACATCTTCCCAACCAGTCTCACCACACTAGAGTTTGATGCATCGGCAACTGATGTTAACTACCTCACAGCCGAGGTCAATTTCAAGTATACTTTGTATGAGATAACGGATAAGAATAATAAGAAAGTATGAACCTAGACACTTTGAATGACATGTGGGAGAAAGACTCACAACTAAATGATGAAAAATTAGATCATGACAGTTTAGAAATCCCCAAGTTACACGCTAAATACCTACGACTTTACAATTCCTTTAATACCTTAAAGGATCAACAGGAGTTTGAAGTCAAACGCACCTATAAACATAGGTGGGAGTACTATACTGGTAAAGCGGAGAAACCATTCCCAATCAAACTCATCAAGACAGATGTACCTGTATATCTGGAAGCTGATGAAGTATATAATAAGTCCGTTCTTAAGCTGAAGTACTATAACCAAATGGTTGAGGCATTGAAAGCCATTATGCAGGCTATCAATAACCGATCCTTCTATATTAAGAATGCGATCGAGTTCGCTAAATTTCTGAAAGGTTATGAAATCTAATGTCTACATTCAGAAGAAGAACGAAGTATATCTGACTGTTGAGTGTGAACCTCATGTTCAATACGAACTAGCAGACCAGTTTACTTTTGAAGTGCCTCAAGCCAAATTCATGTCAGCGTACAAGAAGAGGTATTGGGATGGAAAAATCAAGTTATTCTCCCCAGGTACAGGCGAAATTTATGTTGGTCTTCTCCCTTATATTACTGCGTTTTGCGAAGAGAAGGGGTACGAAGTTATCCATAGGGACAACGAATTTTATGGACTTCCACAAGAAGTGGATGGATTCATTACTCCCCAAGGACTAGGTGATTGGATTAAAACACTTAACCTACCACATAAGGTTAGAGACTATCAGTACAAGGGTATCTACGAAGCCCTACGTAACAAGCGTAAACTATTACTATCACCAACAGGGTCTGGTAAGTCTCTAATGATATATGCTCTGTCTAGGTTCTGGACAGCAAAGAATTTACAAACACTCATAGTAGTTCCTACGACATCTCTGGTAGAGCAGATGTACAAGGACTTTGAGGACTACGGATGGGATGCAAAGAAACACTGCCATAAAGTATATGCAGGTAATGATCCTAGGTCTGAAAAGGATGTGGTCATTACCACATGGCAGTCAGTATATAAGTTACCTAAGACATACTTTAAGAATTTTGGTGCTATAATAGGAGATGAAGCACACCTATTCAAGGCAAAGTCCTTGACTAGTATCATGAATAAACTCTATGACTGTAAGTATCGCATAGGGTTTACTGGTACTTTAGATGGTACAGAAACAAACCGCCTTGTACTCGAAGGTGTATTTGGGACTGTTGATAAGATAACTCGTACAGAGACACTCATAGAACAAGGACACCTTTCCGAGTTTGAGATCAAAGTACTCATACTTAAACATGACAAGAGAACTTTTGACACCTATCAGGAGGAGATGGACTATCTTGTTGACCATCAAGGACGTAGTAAGTTCATACGTAACCTAGTTTGTGACCTATCTGGTAACACTCTCGTCCTGTTCAACTACGTTGAACGGCATGGTATGCCCCTTTTTGA